TTGAATTTTGTCGGCTTCAATATAAGCCTTTCCCATTGTTTTTATCGGCACAATGGGGAAAGCCTCCTTTATTGATTTTGTAAGCTCAATAGTTAAGGCTTTTTAGGCAGCAGCGGTGTCGTTCTTGATACCGCCTACCTTAGCAACGGTGACGATGTTCTGAAGCATCAGCCCTGGATACCACTTAATCCTTGTTCTCTCAGCATCCTTCACCTCCAGCGAACCCAACTTTTCAACCTTGATAGTTCCATCAGACTGAATACCGCAAACGGCTTCAGGAGCAAATTGAAGAACAAAGATAGATGTTGCGCTATCTGTGGTTGCTAGACCAGTGCCAAGAGCATAGTCGTGCCCGTAAGTGCCATCGCCATAGTCTTTGTTACAGGTTTCCGTGATGCTGATGTAGTCAGACACACGTAGGGGAATATCAAAGAGCGTCTGAACTGTCTTTCCCTGAAATGCCTCACTGGTATATCCACCGACTGACCTGAGATACTTATTGGTGTTTCGGCGCATTTGCTTAGACATCAAAATCATATCAGGCTTGCCCCACTTAACAGAGTCAACAGCTTCCTCTAGTTTTGCTAGACTAAGAGCAACCTCTGTTCCTGAAACGGTAGCCACATTGATAGTGTTCACATATGGAGAGGTCTGACTGCGAATGAGGTAATGAAGTCCGTCAAATCCCTTACTATCTGCACCACCGCCAGTTTTATACCCGTAGAAGAACATCTCCATATATGTCTTCTTGATTGCCTTTATCTTCTTGTTTATCTGCTCACCCATCAAGTCTTGAACATCAGAGCGAGTAGCTTTCAAGAAGTTGTCTACATCGGCATCGCCACCAAGAATGGTAGTTACCGCAGTATGCTGGTCGACCGTAGAGGTGGATTCAGTCCAGGTATCCCCAACAGCATAAAAACTGGCACTGGACATCGTTGCTTCAACGTCGTAGGTCAATCCATTACCCTTAATATCCTTAAATGGTAGCTTCTCAAGAACTGGGTCTAAGTAGACCAATTTCTCAATAACCCCAACCTGAAGGACATCGTTGGAATACTTGGATGCCTCAACTAATGTCATAGCCATTAGCTTAATTTACCTCCTTATTTAGTTCCTTGGCGAATCTTATCGTCAGCCGATAAATCTCGCCAGCCTGCTCCCCCACCAGTTCCAATTCCCTTGTCTGTGGAAGTAACAGGACGCTTTTTGCCCTTTTCCTCTGAAGTTTCCAACTTTTTAATCTTCTCGGTAAGAGCAATTACCTTCATCTCTTCAGGACTCCTAGCTTCCATAAGTGGTTCAACAGGAATATCGTGTTCCTTGGCAAGCTTTTGAGCATCAAGGTATTTGAGGGCTGATTGCTGGCTTGCTTCAGTCTCGGTTGCTTTTTGTTCACGTTCTTCAACCTTTTGTAAGCGGTCACGAACAGCTTGCCGTTCAGCAACAACCTGCTTTGCAGCATCCACGTCACCGCCTTCGGTTTCAACTGATTTGAGCCACTCAGTATCCCTCTTTACCTCGGCTGCCTCCTGAGCTTTCCGAATATCTTCTTCTAACTTTGCAGCGGCTTCCTTACTGGCTTTATTGAGTTCAGCCACCTTTGAGTCAAATTTGGATTGGAACTCGCTCTCCCTAGTCTTCCACTCATCCTCGCCATAAGTCCTTAGAGTTTTAGGTTCTTTGGTTGCCTCAGGACCTTCTTTGCCCTCTTCTCCGTTGCCTAATTTCTGCTGTCCTTCGTCTGGAGCTACCTCCTCGTTGCGAACTTCAGTCCCCTCGGCTTGTGAAGTAGATTCTTTTTCTGGCACGCTAAAACCTCCTCATTTATATTTGGTAAACAGACTTTCGTCTGGAATACCCTAATTAAAAACAGCCTCAATTAGAGGCTGCTTGGTAAAATTCAAATATGGCGATTGTTTATTTAATTTTTAATTCCCAAGGGAAAGCCATCCCAATATAACTGTGGTATAAGTCGTTAGCTATTCTAGCCGCTTCTTGTGTTTTGGGAATTCCAATTCTGCCCAAAATGCACAACCTAGCATCAACTTCAGGGAATGCCTCACGATAGACAATTCTAGCCTTGCCTTGTGGTAACCCATAATACCTATCTAAAACTGTCTCACAATCATCAATTAAGCGTTGAACCTTTTGAGCATTCTCAGGTAGATTATTTATCCAATCATCCTGCCTGCGCTCAATATAAGCTCTTGTTTCAGGGTCAAGGGTTAGCAAGAAGCCTTCTATTTGCTCCCGCCACTTATCCCAATCAGGAACACCATCAGTTTTAGGCGGATTGCCACGGATTTCCCCGTATTTATCATACGCTACATCTTCAGGCTTTTGATTTTCCTCAATCCACCTTTCTAAATCCTCAAACCTATCAGGGTCTAGGATTTTCTCCATTTCAGTGCGGTAAAGCCGATAGCCAGTGCCATAATATGCTCTTCTTAATTCTTCGGATTGGTCATTATAATCCTTAATGCTATTCTTACCGACCATAACGCCTTCAGCAAGGTCTCTAATCTCGGCGTCATAGGCCTCTTTAATCATTTCTCTAACTATAATATCGCCAACCTGAAAGTTTGTGCCTTTCTCTAACCGTTGCTCTTTTCGCTTTTCCTCTGCTTCTCTATAATCTTCAAAGGTGGTTAATAACCAAGCCCTTTGCTCATTATTCAAATCTTCATATCGCAACGGATCACCAGTAGTAAGTCTATCCTGTTGCCACGGCATTATCATTTCGCTGGGAATATCTTTAATATGGTCTTCAGCATATCTTTGAGCCTGCTCACGATATTGAATCATCCAAGCTCTCAATCCCCACCATTCAGCAAACCCCTTCCCAAATCCAGATTTAGGCACATCGGTAATTGCCCCAGCGAGCCAAAAGGGGAATGTCTTATCTATCATCAGGTGAATGTAATCCATTGGGGTATCTGTAACCCTCTCACCAAGATAATTATGCCCAGTTATTAAATCAATGGCTCCACCAAGAACAGGCGACGCCCTACCATAGCCATATCTCAACACTGGGTTTTCGTGGGGGTCAATGCTTATGAAGTCTTTGGGATTATCTATAGCACTTCTACTTAAACTAGCCAATAATCTCATACCAGCAACCCAGACACCACCTAATCCTATATGCGCACCACCAATTTCTACTGTGTAAAATTCACCAGATGTCGGGTCAAACATTGTCGGAATTGGTTTATCTTTAGTAGGAATAATCCTCTCTTCTTGCCCCAACCCTACCGCTACTGCTGACATAAAGCAGGCAGAGCCAAAAAGCCATCTAACAAGAGCCTTCCGTGCTATATCGCCACCAATTCCACCTTGAAAAGCCCTACCTAAGAAACTAACAAAGGATAGAAAATATCTTGGAGCATATAGCACATTTCTAGCCAATACTTGCTCAAAGTTACCTATCCCAAGCCTCGCCATTGAGCTAACACCCATCATATGGTCGCTACTAACTACTAAATCGGTGATTTCTGCCCTGTTTAATTTCCGCCCTAGCTTCGCTGTATAAAAGGGTTTCTTAGCCTTAAATATCTCAGTACGTCCAGTATCAATAAGAGCTTCAAAGTAAGCACCAAATCGGCGGAAACCCTTACCTGTGATTGGGATTTGTCCTAGCCAGCCCCCAGGCCTAGACGCCATTGTAAACTCAGAACCGCCAAAAGGAGCTGTGCCGTGAGTTGCCATTTCTAATTCAACTGCTCTATTTGCCAAACTATAGCGAGCTCGATATTTAACATTCCACAAGGTTTTAAGCGAGATTTCCCACATCTTCGCCCAACTTCTGGGATGGTTGAATAATAATAATTGTCCCTGAATAAACCCTGGTCCCCAGTCAATAGCTGTCTGCCCCATACGGGCTGTATCGCTAATTTTTGCTAATTGATTAAGCACCTGATGCGGGGTTATTTGACCAGCAATTAAAGCATTTGTCGGTTCGGAAAGTTCTATCGGGAAAATCCTTCCCTGCAAGGCAGCGTGATTTATCACTCCCTCTTTTCCTAAGATGGGTCTTCTGGCAATTCTTAATTCCTTAGCTGCCAGTCTTTTGGCTGCCCAATATTCTCTTTGTAAAGCAGGTTTAAGAGCCTTTGCCTTTGTAATTAAGGGTCTCAAAAGTTTTTTATCACTACCCGCCTGCCTTAAAGCTAAACCAAGCTCGGGAAATCGCCTTTCTTGAGCCAATAAGGTCGCTTCTGGTATCTTCTCGCCCCTTATTGCCCTATTAACAACAGCCTGAAAGTGCCTTATCCCAACATATTGCCTAGTAGCACCCCAATATCGGGATTTAACCGCTAAATCCATCCTTTCAGTCGGTATTTTGCCCATTGGAGCTAAGAAATCACCAAATTGTTTATCAGCTATTGCTTTATTACCAGTTGTCAACCTCATGTCTACAGCACCCCTATAATCTGTGCTGTATCTCTTGCCAGCAGCTATACCATCTATGACTTCTTGATAGTATCTATCCCTGAATGAGCCAGGTCTAATCCCAGGTCTCCGCCCCAAGCCCCGCCTAATTTCAGTTAAGGCTTTAGTTTCAAGGTCTTGAAGTTCAGTAATAACTCTGGGGAAATATCTCTGCCCTGGCTTTAGTTTTGTCGGATAAACTTTAACACCTGCTGCTGTTTCCCTAGCGAACTGCGCTCTTAGAATATCATCAAGCAAATCAACTTCAGCTCTTTGTGCCTTATTCAGAATATATCTATCAGGAAACTCCATTATAGCGTTGATTTGCGGTTTATGTTTGAGTAATTTAGGTGTAACATTCTCAACTAACCCTGTTTCTATTGGCGTGATTGGAATTGTCCCCTTTTTGTAAAGAGCAGGAGCAAACTTAAACGGTGAATCGTTAATATAAACAGCATTCATTTCAATTCTAGCTAAGTTAGGCGCTGTATCCTTAGTCAAGCCCGCCCAAGCGATTGCAGCCTTTTCAGCATCAGTTTTAACCGCTTGCATTGGCAGTAAAGCCCTACTAAGGCTTCCAAGTGGCCCTGGTATTCGTGTTAATTTCTGCCCCACTCTAGCTGCTACATTAGGGTTATAATTAGCTTCAATCAACTCTTGGATGGTAGGCATTTTGGCTTCAACGGGCTTCTTCTCGGCCAAAAACTCTGCGAATTCCCTATTTTCTTTCTTAGCTAATTTTTCAGCATCTCCTAGAATGCGATGCTCAGCCCTGCTTAAACCCTTACCATGACCCCTCGCAATTTTTTGAAGTATTTTCCCGGCTTCCTTAAATATGGGAACTGGCTTTTTAGCCCCCACAGGCAAGGCAAACCAAGCTAACAACTCTATAGTTCCCTTCAATCCCCAAGGTGCTTTCCATTCCTCATAAGCCTCTCTGGCTTTACCTTCAGGGAAAGCATCCGCTGTGCGGGAGACCAGCAATTTCTTCCAAGCAGGCTCACCTTCAATCTCATAAAATGGGGATAATATTGTGGCAGCAAAGGGTTTAGCTACAAATTCTTCAAACCCTAAAGCAGGTGCTCCAACCATTGCCTCTGCTGCTTCCGTAGGCGTCCTTACACCCCCTAACCAAACAGGAAATTCCCTGCTAATAGCAAATTCCCTAGGCGTAAGTGGTTCACGCTCCTCCACATATGGCGCCCATTTACCAGTAACCGCCGGTAAACCCCATGATGGAGCCTCTGTAGAAACAGGTTTTTCTAGTTCAGGAACAGGCTGTTCTGGTCTGGGAATTAAGCCTTCATAAGCCTTTTCTGGCTCTACTCGCTCTTGATAATATTTCAATCTTTCCTGGTAATATTTATATAGCTCAGCACCCCTACCAGGATATTTTTTCTCCCACCATTCTTGAGTGCCCCACTCATCACCGTTTGGCATTACAGATACCATCGGACAGGTGGAGCGAACCTACCTGGATATTCCCCTCGTGTTCTTGGTGCCATTCCATACCATTCCTGCGTGAAGGGGTAAGCTCCTAACCACTTTCCCCATTTAGCCTCTCTCTTTGCTGTCGCCGTCTTGGCTAATTTCTGAGCTTCACTCCTAGCTACTTTCTCGGCAGTTTGAGCCCTCGTGTAAAGTTCCTTTTCTGCCCAACGCTGAACTTCCCCATAGACTTTACGCCTTTCTTCTTCTGATAAAGTGGGTGGGCCTGCTGGTTCACCTTCTCCTATTGTTTCTAAATGGGTTGCCCCACCATAAGTTTCACCTGGGGATATTACTCGCCCCGATATATCAGATACTCTTGCTTGTATTTCACTTGGAAATTCAGTAGAATAGCCAGCCATCTTAGCGACAAGCCTCTCTCGCTCTAGTTCCTTAGCCCTTGCCCTCATCTCTTCCTCAGTTACAGGTGGGATTTCATATGTCATTTCATAAGGCTTTTGGGCAAATTCAGCCTCACTTACTGGTAATTGAGCCTGCCATTGACGTAAAAGCTCTGGTCGTAAGCCAGCCATCCAACTATATCTAGCAGGACTTACAGTAGGCTTCCTCGCCTCTAATTCTCCATACCAAGCAGGTTCATACTCTGGTCTGGCATATTCGGTAACTTCTTCAAAAGGGCGACCCCATCTTAATGTCTCATATGATGGTATTTTAGCAGGGGCGGGCTTAGCAACACGGGGTTCTTCATAGGGAGGAGGAGTCGGCGCTGGTGGTATCCATTTGTATTGGAAGCCAGTCGGAGTATGAACCTGAAACCAATAACCAGTTTCAGCACCATATTGTTGTGATGGCTCTGTTGATACCCGCCGTGATGGTTGAGCCCACTTCACTGTATCTAAATAAGCTTGATAAGATTGATACTCTGGACCTGTTGGTCCTGGTTCATAAGGCGGATATAGTGGCGTTCCCCAACCATTACTCATTATACTTCTCCTTCAGGAGGCATTCCAGCTCTCATAGCCCCAGATGGCATTCCGCCCATCATTTCAGGAGGCATTACACTTGGAGGCATCCCTGTTTCCCCAGGGGGCATACCAACGCCAGGAGTTCCCATTGCCTCCATTTCCGTTCCAGTTGGAGTAGGTCGTGGCGGTGTGCTACCCTCAGCACTCATTCCCTGCATCCTCAGCCGTTGTATTTCACCCCGAATATCTCTCGCCAATTCGTATTCTCCGTCAGCTATTAAAGCCCAATATATTCGTGTCAGGCGAATTAGGGGTAGGTTAACAGCAAACTCTCGGTCAATCTTCATCTGCTCAAGGTCAACATCTTCAACCTCTAGGTAATCCTCTCTAATAGTTTGCGGTGATAGCAAGCCCTCTCTCTTCGCTTGAACAGCCAGCATCATTCTCTGGGCATCGTCCTTAGGCAGAGTAGGAATCAATGAAACTTCAGGATACCAATTTTGCTTTATCTCCTTAGGTTTTATCCCCAATTTCTCAGGATAGCCAAAGGCTTCATTCCTGGAAGTTCTGCCCACAACCTCTACTCTCTTAAAGTCGCCAGAGGCAAATTGCTTTAATAGCGACACAGAAGCTAGTCGGTAGGCTTGCTCTAAAGCCTGGGCGAAGGGACCAACTACTGTTCCCATAACACCCTGTAATTGGCTGATAGCAAATCCAGACAGGCGGAAACCTAATTCACCATAAGCTGTATGGGGAAAACCAGCCCGCTGCAATTCCCCACTCATTATATTCAATAATGGTGCTGTATCAGCAGGCATAGATGGCTCTATAAGCGGTTTTACTACTGTATCCCTCTTAAAAGTAGCATGCCCGCCCCTATCAACCTGCCAAATATCGTCTTCAATTTCTTCATCATAATCCGAGAAAATGCCAATAGGGACTTTTACGCCCCGCCTTACTATTGTTAGGGCATCAGACATAGTTTTGTTCATTAGCGGATAAATACCACGACTACTATCAAGGGCACTATCCCCTCGTTCTGTGTTGATATTCTCGTAAGAAGAGGATTCAATATCGGGCATTGCCCCTGCCATTACGAGGTGAACTGGACACTCATCAAGACCGTGCTCATCTGGCTTTTTACCCCATTTGCCATCAACAATTACTGCATTTATTTCCTTATCCCAAAAATCATACACAGTTACACCTCGAGTCTGATGTTCCAGATTCTCGGCTAAATTTGGGTATAAGCTTGCCATTATTTGAGGATTTTCATTGTATTTGCGACACGCCCAATCAAAACCAGTAGCACCCCTAGCATAAGACATCTGATATGTGTCCCAAGGTATAATCTCTGGAATAGCATTGTCCTGTTCATCTTTGGTAACATATGTTCTAAAACCAGCCCTGCCTCGCAAAGCCAAAAGGAAAGCCATCTGCCCTCTAAAGGTGGGCAACACCCTTCTCAGCAACATATCATCATTCAGATTAAAGCTTCCATAAAGAAAACGCTCTATCATACTGGCAATCTGCCTATCCTTTTTCTTCTTCAGGTCTCCAGGAATCCGAATAATCAAATTTGCCTCGCATAGCATAGCGATTATTTTCTTAATGAGAACACGAGGGGCATTAGAAGTATAAGAATAATACCCCTTGCCAGCATCGTAGGGGTCTAGGCGAAACAGGTCAAAATCACCATCCCATCGATTTCTAAGCTGAACCTGAGTTTGCTGTCGCTGAAAGCTATTAACTGCGGTCTCAATTTCCGAGATAGTTCTCATACAAACCTCACTTTAACTTTTCTGCTTCGCTTAACTGGCGTATATCCAACCAAATCCACCAAGCCGTATATAGTTGCTTTTACAGCATCGTTATTTTTATCATCAGGCACATCGCCAATAATGTCGCCCTCTCTGGACAGTTTCCACTTATAAACACTCGGTTGCCCAGTATCGGGATTGGGAGCACCGCCCAATTCGCTAATCAATCCCCGACATTTAGTATTTATGAATATACTTGGTCTGCCAGTAAGCGGATTAACCTTCAAACAGCGTTTGAGGCACTCAATTCCATCACTAATCGGAACTTTCTTGCTGGTTAAGGGTATATTCGCCTCTTTGTACCAAATTTCGGTTGGTGCAGGCATTGCCTGATGCTGTGTGCCAGCAATATCTATTGTCCCCGTGCTTCTTTTAGTCCACCAGGGTCGCTCATTGCATAAATCTATGATTTGAGAGGTCACTAGACCTGTTTCGTAGACCTCATCAACAATAAAGATGTCCTCACCACGCTTCTGAGCCACCTCAATGGCATAATAATGGGCATATCCAGGGTCAATCCAGAGATAAATAGGGCAAAGAGGGTCAAATTCGTATTCCCCACCACTTCCAGTATGAATCGCATTGCTAAACTCGTAGAAAACCCGACCTGCTGGCGGACAAGGGACAGCACCCAGACGCTCCATAAAGCGCTCCCTGGACATTTCCCGTTCCATAGCCAAGATTTTGGGGTCATTTCTGCCACCAGGGTAACGAACTGTGTTTAGCCAAGTAGGCGCACTGAAGGATTTATATTCATTTGGATTATCGGAGAATGACCAGCGGGTATAATATTCGGGATACCAACCCAAAGATGACTCAAATGAGCCTGACATAACCATCCAGCCATTCTTTTCCATCAATCTACCCAGTAAACGAAGGTAATCTTCAAAAGAAAGTTGACTAGCCTCACAGGCAAGGATGCCATCTGGGGCTTCCATAGCCAATTTTCGGGGGTCTTTAGCCGATTTCGTAACTACACGAAAGCCACCAGCAATGATTATTTCCCCAGGGTCTACTCGCTTAGTAGCACTGTAATCCCAACCCAGTTTATCAAGCCCCTCACAGATATAATCAAACTCTGCTCGTGTCCTATCATAATCAGCGGCTACAAGCCAGTATAACCGCCCCTCATAAAAACGGGATAAAAATTCATTGGCTGAAACAGTGGATTTCCCAAACCTATCACCACCAGCCACTAACTTGATGCGGGCAGGGTGATTATGGATTGATTCTTGTATTGGATATGGCTTATACCCCAATGCATCAAAGATAAGCTGTCTTTGCTCTGGAGACGGCATTATTTGCCATCCTTTGAAGATGACATCTCAATTAACCCCGCAATTGTTTTTGTCTCCTCTACAACAGGTGCGGATTCACTTATCGCAGGTCTCCCCCTCCCTGCCTCTTTTAATTTTTCCAGCAAGGCCTCAACTTTAGGACTTGTAACGAGCACCTTGTAATCCTTTCTGAATTTCTCAGGGTGAGTAGCATTAAGCATAACTACAAGAGCATAGGCACGTGCATATTTAATATCAGGCTGCAATAACTCCTGCTCATACTTGTCAGCAATAAGCAACGAGACCAAACTCAAGTCCTCACACCACTGCCTATCAGCCTTTCTCCAACCATATACTCGGATTTTGGATACGCCAATCCTATCCGCAGCCTGTGATAAATTCTCAGCCTCACCACTCTCAAAAAGCTCTAATATCCGCTCCTTGAATCGACGCACCTCTTCATCTCTGTATTGAGGTAAAACAGGAGAAGTGCACCCAGGCTTCCGCCCTGGCTTCTTGCTACCAGGTCTATTTTTAATTCCCTTCGGCCTTGCCATTCAAATATTCCTTTGCACACTTATCACATAATCGCACGATTTCACCATTCTTAATCCGTACCTGAAATAAGCGCTTGCTCCAACGAGGACACTTATCACACTTTAATAGTCCGGCTTTGTCTGTCTTCATTTATATCGGAATTAAACCTAATTAAATAGCTTGAATTAAACTCGCCTTGCTAAGCCCCCTTTAGTCAATTCTAAACGTTGATGGGTATATTTTTATCTATTATCAGAGCCAACGGGGTAGGTGGGGGGTAGGCTTCCCGCCTGCCCGTGTATGAGACAGCCTGTAGTCAAATTCTGAGGCTTTAATCCGCTAACAGGTAGATATCCCTAGACGGAACGAATGATAGAATGATTACAGGCTCAGTTATCGCTATTGTTTCGCACTAGAGATTTTGGACATTCAAGTTCTGTTCTACGGCAGCGCCGGTCTCATCTCTTGCCTCCCCTGGCTGCA